TTTGCATTCATCATAAAGCCAGAGCCTGGCAATCTGCGTGCAACTGTGTCGAGTGAGTAGACCAATGAGATTAGGTCATCTGCTGCTAAGGATGTAGCTGTTGATGCTACGCCTGAGCCTGCGCGTGGAACGATACCGTTTGGTTCTATAGTTCCTGTACCAAGAGTCAATCTGCTATTTGCAGTTGTACCCATAGTGTTACCGATTTGGTCGGCTAGGAATCCAAGAATATCAACGCCAGCATCTTCAACTAATTCACGTGTAACTTGGATTAGGAAACCATATTTGTATGCACCTAATGTTACGAATGAATTAAATGTAGGATCGGCTTCTGAAAATGCTGCCGCTTCTGCAGTTGCAGTTCCTTGTGTAGCTGAATACGCACTTAGTGATGGAATTTGTAAGTTCTCTCCACCAGCAGTGTTAAGGATTGTAGAAGTCTCGAGTAAAGGTCCTACGAAACGTGCTAACTCAATAATTCTGTTGTAGAAAGAGGTAGGTACAGGTGATCCAGTGCTGGATTTTGTAATATCTCTTTTTTCAAATTCGTAGGATCTGATATCGCCACGTGCTAATGAACGAATAATTTCTGCTTCGTCTTTAGCAACTGACTTATCTGCTACTGGTTGTGCTTGTGCTTCGAAACCTCTCATTGCTTCTGCTGCACGAACTTCGCGATCAGCATCTGCTTTTAATGTTTCGATGATTTGTGCTCTGCGATCTAGGTCAGCTGAGATGTTTTCATATTTAGTGTTTTCATCTGCTGATAGTTCGCGATTTTCTGCTGCTGCAGCATCTAGAAGAGCCTTTGCTTCTTCCCAGGCACGATTACGTGCTTCATGCTGTTGTTTAATATAGTCCAATGACATTATGTGTCCTTTTTGTGTTAATAGGGTTGTATTACATTTCTGCGTGGCTCACACGACAGGACAGATAGTGGTGGCATCCACGCAACTACCTAGAGATATCTTATCTCAGGTTTAGCGTGTCTCGTTACTTTCTACGACTCTAGTCTCTTTGACAGGTTCGTACTTTTTAATCTCAGGTTCATCTATTTTAATAATGGCATCAGCTAACGCATCTGCGATGTCTTTGATAGCACCTGATTCTGGATATCCAGCTGTTCTAAGTATGGTGTCTTTCACCTGTTGTCTATTCATTAGAGAGCCTTGTAGACTAGGTCTAATTGTTTGCGCTTGATGTCTAGGTTATTAAATGATCCTAGTAGTGGTTTGTCATCTCTTAATTTTGTAACCACTTCTGTAATGAGGTCAGCATTTTCAGCGTTAAGTGATTCACCAGATTCTAATTTTAATAATGCATCAGCTAATTTATCCACATCCGTATTTGTTCTGGATGCCACTATTTCAAGTGTTCTCACAGATGCTGTAGTCGCTTGATACGCAGGAAAGCCTGTAACGATAGACACCTCATGTAGACGTATGTCTAGCAGTTCGCGAGTTCTACCATCATCTGACCATCTGTCACCTTTTTGTGGGACAGAGAAACCGAATGACATAGCATTAACGTCACCTCTTTGCATTAGCACAGATAAGTCACGACCATAAGTTGTGTCAGGTAATTCTGCCTCTGCTAATAATCCCTTAGAGTCCTCAGTAAGTTTTAAAGTCTTTGCTCTAGTGGATGCTAAAACCATATCCATATTATGATTAACGAACATTTTAATTTCGTTACGCGCCTTAAGTGAGCGCTTGAATGCACCTGGGACTATACGTTCTGTGAAAGGTAGTGGTTCAGAGTCGCTATTAAATACTGCTGCATAACCTGTGAATCGCATACCATTATTAGTATCGGGCTCGAGTCTTATCTCAAAGTCCACATCGGTCTTAATTCTGCGTTCTACTTTTGTAGTCATGCTTTTATCCTCTTTATCTTTATCTAATTGTATAGCGATACTCGACCATCTGCTGTTCTGTTCTTCTTTATCTAACTGACTGACTATTGACTCGGCATAGTTCATCGCACGCATAGCTGAAGACTTACTACTACCTGAACCCCATAAAAGATGTGCGACCAGTCCAGGTCCTGGATATCCTGGGTCATCAGGGTTTCTATTAGATGGTGCATCTAGATCTACCATGTGTCTGGCTATCCAGGGTGCGATTCTTCTCCACTTATCCTCTGACACCTGACCATTAGCCATAGCACGTGCTTCTCTTATAGTCTTATCTGTCAAACCATCGCCACCGAATCCTTGTGCATTCAGCTCTAATCCACGTCTGGCTGCTGCTCGCATGTATGCAGGGGGTGTGAGATTAACCTGTCGTTCTTCCATCTGGTCATCTGGACTTTCTTCATCATCGTGTGGTTGCCATGCGTTACAGTAGTAAGCGCCATTTACATAGTCATCCCACTTCTCGCACCAGGCACGCAGTTCACCATCTGGATACTCTTTAATATTTGACTCATCATAAAAGAAACAGTTACCACACGCACGACCATCAGGTACATCTGCTGATAATGATGGTCTGTAGTTATCTGGTAGTGCTCTATCCTCTGAGGGCAGACTACGAGTAGATCTCGGATGTCCTTCTGGTAGTAAATCGTTATCGGTCACATAGTTAGGATTTTCTGGTCTACCATTACGCAAAAGATAAAGAAATGCATTAACTCTAGCCATTGACCATGCTGCTCTGGATATGCCTGGTCTATGAGATGTAGAGTATGCACCTGATCCACGTCTATAAACGGCTTTCAGCTGTCCTAATGTCGTGCGAGTGTAATCTGGTTTATTGTCCTCAGCCATCTTGTCATTATGCTCAGTCACTTTATTTCTTAAAGCCGTAGTCGTAGCCTCACTAAAAGTTACTGACCCACCAGCACCCTGAGCACTATCAGGCTCATTCTCGTCACTACCTTGTATCTGATCTGATGCTGGAGCAGGAGCACGCTCACCACCTGGCTCTATATCCTCAGATATAGAAACTGCAATCATCTGATCTATAGCATCCTGTTTAGTGGTATGGCATCCGATAACTTCGCCATCATCTTTAATCGTTGCCCAGCCTGCACAATCGGCTGCTGAGTCAGTAATAAAATATGGCACTATTTACCCTCGACCAACCATGTAATCAAGAATGGTCCTGTCGCAGAAGCGACTGCATACATGGCATCATTTTGTGCCAGCTGAATATCTACGTGCGCTTGCTTCTCTAATTTAAGACCATTAGATGTAGTAACTCCAGCAGGTCCTATATACACGTTGTCAGTATTATCGGCTAAATGAATATGTAATGTAGTTGCGTAGCCATAGTTACCTGCGATTTTAACTACAGCAGTACCGACTGAAGTCTGTCCAGTAATAAGTGACATTTATTTGACCTCATAAACTGACTCAGGATCTAATGGATCTATTTGTGCTACAGGTTGTAACTGTGTAGATGGCAGACCAGTATGAGCGATAGCTGGTAACTCTAATGCGCTTAATACCTGTGCTGGGTCGTAACCTGCAAAGACTAGGCGCTGAGCCATTTCAACTTTCTTAGCCTGCTCCACTACCTGTGCATCTGTAATATTTATATTAGCCAGTGGGACTCTAAACTGGTCACCCTCATCAACTGGTCTTAAATCTTCGAATCTGCGCACATCATTAACTGAGTAGAAACCTGCTTGCAGACCGATACTGTATCCCTGAATACGAGTTGTGTAATCACCACGTAATAACCCATCCACATTAAATTTAAGAAACGCTTCGGATGGTAATAGTGTTGTGTATGCCTGCTCCACTTTCTCCAGATATGGTCTAAGTGTGTGGACTACGAAATTGATATTGTTCTGCTCGACTGATGCGTAACTCATAGCACCAGCTGTAGTGATTCCAATCATGTGAGGTGGAACTCTAAATATTCTGGCTATTTCTTCTATGGCTAACTTACGTGACTCCAACATTTGTGCTTCATCAGGTGACGATCCAGTCTTTGTGTATTTTGCTCCACCAGAAAGAACACCAGTTTTATGTGCTTTCCTATAGCCCTTATGTGAGATGTCAAAGTTATCGCGCAGATTAGTGGCTTGCTCGCGTGTTAAATTACCTGGAAACTCGATGATGCCTTGCACTGTCGCACCCTGACCGAAGAAGCGTGCTGCGAATGATTGCAGTGCTGATGCTAAACCAAGATTATCTTTTAATTCTGAGACACGTGACAGTCCACGTAATGCACCAGGCTTACGCATTTCAGTAATGTGCAGCATGTCATCTTTAGATACCACACCTGCTTCTACATTATCAAATACGTATTCAATCTCGCGTGTAGCTGGATTTCTTCTTACTGTGATACGCATTGGGTCTAGTACTACAAGATTTGCTATATCTCCACGACCATCACGATAGATACGAATAAATGCGTTACCGTCTACTAATAATGATACGAGTACCTGTTGGTAATGCTCAGATCTTAATAAATCCACATCTGGTTGCATAACCCAGTCTGGGCGTGGTCTGTATGGAACACGATTACCGTCACGTCTAATAAATGCATCTACTGGCAGCGTAGAAATGGTGTCAGAGATAAGTAGTACGCAGGAATAAAATGCGCTGATGCGCATCGCAGTATTTTCATCTATCGGTGTGCCAGCCTCTGTTGTAAATGCAAAGGTGTCACCAGCTCCCCATATGGACTGAAATGAGATATTACGATTTTCACTGTTACCAAATAATTTACCCAGCATTATTTACCACGTTCAAATGCTAGACCAAATAGGACTATACCTATACCTAAAGCGACTACACCTGCTGGTGGAAATATCCAAGCGATACCAGCTGAGATAGTAATCAGACCTAATGCCTGAATGAGTGTGGCTGACAATGAAACTCCCTACATGTAAAATTCTGGGACAGGTTGCTCTGCATCGACATGTGATGTAGTTGCTCTATCAAATGCAATGATACTAGCAACTGCAGCATCTATCTTGCGTGGCGAACCACGATGCTCTTTTACTATCCTCGGTCCTAGTCTATCGGTCTTTATGACTGCATTAGAGATATGACGTGCCAATAATGGATTTCCATCATGAGTTAATTTCTCCTGAACCACTGCATCATAAAACTTTGCACACGCTGGAATCATACGAGCAGCAGATGTAGATGGCCACTCAACAATCGGTAGTCCCATATCCTGAAGTACCTGCATAGATCTCTGCCATCTAAATGGGTCGCATGCTATCTCACGCACTTTATATCTATTACAGGCTTCAATAATTTCCTGCTCCACTTCCTGTGTATCCACGCGCCAGTCATCGCGATCAGTCACTTGTTTCTCCCACGCTTTTACCATAAATACGTGTGGATTTTCTTCCACTGTTACACCGATAATTACTGATGCATCACCTGAAAATGACCCATCAAATCCAAGAATTACCTCAGTATCTGGGTCTATAGGTCTGTCCTCATTTCTCAACTCCCATGCACCTGATGGTAACCATGCCTGACTACTAGACACCCAGGCATTAGTGCGCTTTGTTCTAAACTCAGATTCTGGTGTGCGTTTTACTGCTGACTCGAAATCCTCGACACTATTAAGATCACCGAATGCAGGATTCGCCATAGCCCATGTCTCAGGGATTCTGTGATTAGCATCCATCGGTGCTTCCCACCATGCCATCATAAATGAGTCATCGACCAGTTCACCCTTAGCTACACGCTGACCGTACTGATATAAGTTATATGCCACTGAGTCCTGACCTGTTTGATCTGTCTTAACTCCAGCTGTAGTTATCGCTAACATCAAAGGCTCACGCCTAGCACCCATACCTAATGTCATAACGTCAAAGAGTTCACGATTAGGGGCAGCATGTAATTCGTCATACACGACCAGCGTGGGTGAAAGTCCCTCTTTAGTGAAAGCCTCAGATGAGAGCACACGATACACAGATCCTAATGCTGGAATCTCTATAGCATCTCTATATAACTTAGCCTGCTCCATCATCTCAGGCTCAGCCTCAATCATTCTCTTAGCATCACCGAATACGATACGTGCCTGATCTCTATCAGCAGCACAACTGTAAATCTCAGAGCCTGGCTCACCCATAAATAAACCCCAGAGTGCGATACCTGAGGATATGGTAGATTTTCCGTTCTTTCTGGCAACGCCCACTAGGGCTGTGCGATGTCTCAGGTGATTATCTGCTCTGACTGCAAATATGTGAGTCAGTAACTCGTTCTGCCAATCCCTAAGAACAATTTGCTCACCAGCTCTACCAGCTACAGTATCTTTAGTCTGGATACATAGAGCGTTAATGAAGTCTGAGACTTCGTGACCTCTACTCGCTAATAGGTTTGATGCTGGAATCGGAGTCAGCCACCTCGGTGGCCACGATTCTGTTCGCTTTTGTGCGCTCACGCAGTTCCTCTATTTTAGATACTCTCTTTACCTCAGCTACACCTAGTCGTGATCTGTCAGTAGGTGTGAAGCCGAGTAAAGATAAGTTAGCGACCAGCTGTCGCTCTAAATCTCTTAACCCTTTTCTTTCCTCGGGTCTGTTATCGGTTAGGACTTTTATTCTGAGATTCCATCTCTCATCTATCATCTCGCATGTCATCAGTAATAATTCAATATCGGTCTGTGGACTTAACCATGTCTGACCCATAGTCCAGACACGATCCCACATTCCTTTAGCAGCATCTGTTACTAATGGTCTAGGTGGTTCTGGGACTTCGTACATAGATGGTAACAAAACGAGTGAGCCCTCTGTGGGTAATGGTCTTTTACCTGGGTTACCTGTGAGCCTTTTCTGCTCAATAGGTTTAGGTGGTCTGCCAGTTCTACTCACTTATGATTCTCTCAGCCGTTTTACCTGTTAGGGTTTCCCATCTATCTATTATGACATCACAATACTTTGGGTCTAATTCTATTCCGTAACACCATTTATTTAATTGTTCGCAAGCCATTAAAGTTGAACCACTACCTAAAAACAGATCAACAATAATTTTAGAATCCTTGCCCCATCTATCTAAAAACCATTTAGCCAATGCGACAGGTTTTTGAGTTGGGTGAACTCTAGTTTCATCTCCTCTTGCTGTGTAGTTAGTTGTTACTAATACTCGAGCGAGTTCTCTTTTATGTGGAGTCTTAGACCAGCAAGTTTCAAATGCGCTACCAAATCTGCCGTCTAGCAAACCTGTTCTTTGTTCATCAGAATATTTATCCCAAATAATCCAACTACCTAAATTAGGATATTTTCTGTTAAGAGTTTCAACATAGTAATCTGCACCCCACAAAAAGATTTCTTTACAATAATCAAAATAGGTAAGAATAAACTCAGCATCAAATAATTTATTATCTGAAATAACTGCATCATACTTTTTACCACCTGAACCCATTTTTGTATAGTCAGTATCTAAATCCATTCCGTATGGTGGATCGGTAAACACTAAATCAGCCTTAGATTGATTCATCAATTTATCAATGGTCTTTACATCAGTAGAATCACCACATAACAATCGGTGATTACCTAAAGACCATAACTCACCTAACTTAACTTTGGGTATGACTTCATCAAAACTCAAAGGCTCATCATCGTCTAGATTTATGACAGGATTTAAAGGTTCGAAGCCAAACTCAGCTACATCCCAGCCAACAGCATCTAACTCAATTAACTGCTCAGACAGAATCTTAGAATCCCACTCAGCTAACTCAGCTGTACGATTATCAGCCAGAGCATAGGCTGTGATTTGTTCAGCAGTCCAATCTGGTGGCACACGAACAATCTGCACCTCAGACCACCCAAGATGCTTCGCAGCAGCCACAGTTCCGTTACCAGCCACAATCACATTGTTACCAGATATAACTATCGGTTTTCGCTGACCAAAACGACTCAGTGATCCTGCAATAGCCTGAATATTCTTACTATCATGTAGCCTTGCATTCTGAGGGTCAAGGATGAGAGCATCTATATTTATGGTTTCTAATTTAAGTGTCATAAAAGCGCAAATCCTATTTGTCGGAAATCTTGACTTTCGCGACTCTGTGTAACTGAC